CGCTTTAGTTGGAGTTGAGATTAATAACCACGGGTTAACTACAGTTCAGAGACTTAGGGATATTGGGTATGATAATTTGTATCGTAGAGAGTCTGGAATTGATGAGAGATATGAGGAATTTACCTCTAAGCTTGGTTGGAGAACTGATGTTCGAACTAAGCCATTAATGATTGACGGCTTATCTGAAGCTATTTCAACAGGGTTAATTACTGATTATGACAAGATATTTATTAGAGAATGTATGACCTATATTAGAGACAATAGGGGTAGAACGAACGCCCAAGAGGGCCAACATGATGATACCGTGATTTCAACAGCCATTTGCCTACAACTATTTGAATGGAATCCAATTACTGAGAAACGACTTCAAATTAAGTCTAAATATCCGAGTCGTTATATGTCCCAAAGATCAAAAAATAAGCCACTCCTCAAGAAACGAACAGTGCTAAATCATTAGAATTATGGTAAATTATATATATGGACGACGAATTAAATCTGTCTGATGATGCTAAAGATCCTTCAGATGACGCTACTCTAAATAAAGTTTTAAGACGCTTTAGACAATCAGTTAAATACACAGAAGGTGGTTTCTGGGATACTTGGTCTTCAAGTTGGAAGTTGTATAATAATCGTCGAGTTTCTATTGGTTATGATGGCTTTACTGAAGTTTTTATTCCCGAGACATATACTGAAATACAGGGAATTAAGGCTCATTTAATTAATGGCAACCTAGAAGTTGAATTTATGCCGACAAGTCCCGATCAATCGGGTGAAGTTTCGGTACTCCAAGACTTATTTAATTATGCTTGGATGAAAGATAATATGGATCAAAAAATTGACTCCACTATTACCGAGTACTTGATTACTGGTAATGCTTATATTTTTACCTATGTTGGTGAAAACGGACTACCAGCTTCACGAGTAGTTAGTGCCAAAGATGCCTTTTTTGACACCCAGGCCACCAATTATCAGTCTCTTAGATTTTGTGGCTATAGATACCTAACCACTAAGCCCGAACTAGAGGAAGAGGTTGTAATCAATCCTGGTTATGATTCGAGTGACAGTAATTCAACAGCCACTACGCCTAGATATAAGAATCTTGATAAGATAGGCGAGTATAAGTCTGATGAAGATGAAAAAACAGCTAAACAAGAACGGGAAGAAATGCTATCTGGTTCTATTTTAAGCGAAACTGCCGATGTGGTTGAATGTATCGTTTATTATGATGACGATAAAATGATTACAATAGCTAACCGAAGCACCGTGATTGAGGAAGTTGATACTCCTTTTCAAAGAGACGCAAAAACTATTAATTCAGTAGACGATCAAGGCAATCCGGTATCATTTGAAATGCCTGAGATTAAACCATTTTTACCTGTTGCCCCTTTTAGAAACCTAATTGACACTAACTTATGGTATGCAAGGGGTGATGTAGAAATAATCGCAGAATCCCAAGAAAGACTTAATGATGTTCAGTCACAAAAATCCGACAACCTAACCTACCAGTTAAACCGAATGTGGGCACTTGATCCGACTTATGCTCAAAAGATTGACGAGATTCAGTCAGTTCCAGGAGCCGTATTCACTATTCCACCAGGAGCCTTAGAACAGATTGTAACTCAACCAATAGGCAATGATGCAGATATTGAAATAGCTAGATTAAAGGCTGAAATGCAGGCTGCAACTGGAGCAAATGAAATGATGGCAGGTACTCTTAATCAAACTGGTCGTAAGTCAGCCTACATGATTAACCAAGAGTTAGTTATGTTGGGAGCTAGATTCAAGGTCAAAATTGCTAATTTAGAAAATGAAGGCTTCAGGATCTTGGCTCAGAATATGTGGAAGATTATGCAAATCTACATTACTAAGGAAACTCCAATTAGAATAGCTGGTATGAACGGAGAACAGAGTTGGGGTGTATATAACCCAGGACTGTTCTTGGGTGATTATGATGTCCAAATTAAATTAGGTGCTACTGCAGAGACTATAAAAGAAACCGCTCGCCAACAAGCTATGCAGTATTTCTTAATGGCTTCTAAGCTACCATTTATTGACCAACAAAAATTGTTCGTCAAAACTTCAGTACAATTATTTGATATGAGTAACCGAGATGCTCAGTCACTTGTAATGCCACCACAACCACAACAACAGCCAACGATCGTACCGAAACTTATCGAGTCAATTCAGTTTCAGCAATTATATCCAGATGAACAAGCTGAGTTATTAGCTGAAGCTGGTGTTCAACCATCACCACTTCGAGAAGCTCAAACTAATACTCCAGCATCTCCAGTTAATCCATCTAAGGTTGCACTCAACGCCTCTATAGTCCATAACCCAAACCCAACTGGTCCAGCAACTCAAGACTATTCTAATGCCGGACAAATGGCTGCTACCGGTGCTCAACCCCCTCAAGCGGTTGGTGCGGCTAATATACCCGGAAGCCCTAATGTATGAAAGACGATAAACAAAAACAGGCCGAACAGTCAGCCAGAGAAGCTATAAGAGCTAGTTATAAGGTTTTTTTAGGTAGTTTAGCTGGTAAGGATCTGATTGAACATCTTTTAACTCTCGAGATTGCATCACAAGCTACAGGAATTAAGTCAGAAAATGCTGAACAAAAAGCCTTTGCAATAGAAAGAATCGGTGTCTGTTATAACCTCAGAACCTATTTAAACGATATGGCGAAGCCTACTTCGAGTCAGCCTATAAGCTCGGCTGGCTCTAAATAGTTTTTGACAAACTCTTTTAAAATGATTATGATAATAATGAGCTTAGTAATTCAATATCAAAAATAAGAAAGGGTAACTAAATGCAACTAGAAACCACAACTTCTGACCCTACAAGCCAGGCGGATCCCAATCCACAACTTGACGAAGTAGAGACAAAAACAGAGGCGGTCACAGGAGATGAAGTAACCTCTCAATCCAGCGAATCAACTGATTCTGGGTCTGAGGAAGAGACAAGTGTCGAATCCAGGGATAACTCAGAAGACGATGAACTCAAAGAGTGGGCGGCTAAAAAGAATCTTCCTCTTGATGATCCAATAAAATTAGCCAAGATGTATCGTGAAAGCGAAGCATTACTTGGTAAAAAGGGCTCACAAGAAGGTCAGCTTAAAAATGCTGTTTCTGATGCTAATACAAGTTCTGGAGTGGACGATGTCCAAGCCTTAAGGAATGAAGTATCAGCACTGAGCTTTTATATAGCTCATCCAGAAGCAAAACAATTTGAAACTGAAATGGTAGGAATCCTTGAAGAAAAACCTTGGTTAGCGGGTGATCTCGAAGTTGTACTTGATGCAGCAAAAGGTCGAAGTTCAACCGAAGCAGCCAAACTACTTGATGCTAAAAAAACTGGTGGTAAAGAAGCACTAGCCCAAGCTGAAAAAGCAACACGGGCAGCAGCTCCTAGAGCGAGTGCCTCAAGCACCGATTATTCGAATAATAAAATTACTTCGGAAAATGTCGATGCACTCATAGCTAGAAATGGCCAGAAATGGTACATAGAGCACAGAGACGAGATTAACTCAGTTCTTGCGAACGACTACTAAAAATTAAACAAGAAAGAAATAAACCACTATGACAACTACTGGTGCCTACGGGTCTGGTAATGTGAACGTTGGTGTAACTGCTGGTTCAGTGTTTCGACCTAATGTATGGTCAAGCGAAGTTTTGATGTTTGTCAAAGCTAACTTGGTTCTACTTCCTTTGGTTAGACACTATGATGCAGATGTACAAGCTTACGGTCAGACAGTTGAGATACCTAACGTATCAACAATTACTGCTAACATTAAGTCAGCAAACACATTAGTTACCCTAAACTACAACACTGAAACAAAAACTACAATAACAATAAACCAACACTATGAATCTTCATTCCTTGTTGAGGATATTCTAAAAATCCAAAGCAAATATGATCTACGAAGTGACTATACGCAAGCTGCTGCTTACGCTATAGCTTCTAAGATTGATAGTGCAATTGCAACACTTATGACCAACAGCTTCACAGCTTATGGTACATTCG